CTGTATGCGTCTCAGCGGCTAACTCTTGGGCGTTCCGCAAGCGTAGAGAGGCTGGCTACACAGACAGCCTTACAACGGCTCCTGACGGCGCAGCAAAATTGGGGACAGTGCAATATGCAGCAACTCAATATCGCTCCCGTGGCGCTGTTGACGGCTACGCCTCATTTGACTCAATGGGTATGGGAACACCAACCATGTCGCTTGGCCAAATCATGCAACTGCTTGGCTGTGGAAGGCCACAGGTTGCCTAATGGCTGCAACTGGCATTCTCTACGAAGCAGTGAACGCAACCAAGACCGCACTCACGGCTTTGGGTTTGAAACCAGTTACCGACCCACGCAACGCCCGACCCTTGTCAGTGATGATTGAACTTCCAACGCTTGATGCCTTCACATACAACGTGGGCGACATTCGGCTTGTCATTCGTGTTCTTGCTGGGCCTCCGGGAAACCAAGACTCAGGTGATTATCTGATGACAACAGTGGACACAATCATGAACTCACCAATCGCCATAGTGGATGGAAGGCCATCTCTCGCTTCATACGGCGAACAGATGCTTCCTTGCTATGACATGACCGTTGCCGTAGCAGTACGGCGCAACTAAAAAAGAAAGGGCCTGAAATGCCTACAACTACATTTTTATCCAACGCAACTATCAACATCACCCAAGGTGTAACCACAACTGATTTGTCAGACCAAGCCAACGCTTGCATGATCACAATTGGTAAAGACAGCCTTGAAACAACAGCATTCGGTGATACTGGTCATATTTTTACTGGTGGCCTTCAAACGGTAGAAGTGTCAATTACTTTCTTCTTGTCATACGGCGCTAGCGAAGTTGAAGGAATCCTTTCATCATGCGTAGGAACTGGAACAACCACTTTGACCATTTCGCCATCAGGCACCACAGAATCAGCATCAAACCCTGAGTATGTTCTTACCAACTGTATGCTCGCCAACTTCACCCCAATCAACTCCACCGTTGGTGAACTCGCAACCGTAGAGGCCACCTTCACTGGCGGCACTTGGGTACGCGACGTCACCGCACCATAACCAGAAACAACATCATGCAACTCACGCTCAAAGTCACAACAAACGAAACAACCTATGAGGTTAAAACAAACCTCTACGTCATCATTGCTTGGGAACGAAAGTTCAAACAAAAAGCCTCCAACCTTGCCACTGGCGTAGGACTTGAAGACTTGGCGTTTATGGCTTTTGAATCATGCAAACTTAACTCAATCCCTGTCCCGGCAGTGTTTGATGATTACGTTAAGAAATTGGTTGCCATCGAAGTTGTATCGGACGAACCAACAAACCCCACCGTCGAGGCACCTACTCACGATCACTAGCAGAACTGCTAGTTGAGACTGGGTGGTGGCCTCCACAAATACCTTTCGAGACGCAAGACATGAACACTGTGATAGATGTAATAAATAAAAGCAGGCGCAAGTGACAGCCACAGCATCTGTTGAAATAGTTGGCGCTAAAGAAGCAATCAAGGCTTTAGGCAAAATTGACAAAGACCTCCGCAAGCAGTTCAATGCCGACGCTAAACAAATTGCGCAACCGTTAGTTTCGTTGGCTGGCTCTCGCTATCCAGATACTCCCTTGTCCGGAATGAATCGCAACTGGACACAAGGAAACAAGAAAATCTTTCCTTACACCAAAGCCAAAGCCGTCAAAGGTCTAAAGGTAAAGTTCTCTACTCGACGCAACGATGCCAATGTCATCTATGTGACTCAGTCTGATGCTGGCGCTGTGGTGCTTGAAACTGCTGGTCGTGGCAAGACAACTATTCTTTCGGAGAACCTTCGAGCAAGAACTAATCGCATTCTTTGGCCATCAGCCGAACAAGCATTGCCTTCCATACAAGCGGAACTTCGAGCGCTAGTGTTGCGCGTAATTACTAAGGTAAATCAGGAGTTGAAGTAATGGCTGTAAACATTCCCATCATCAGCGAATTTGACGGCTCTGGTATTAAAAAAGCCATCTCTCAGTTCAAGGACTTAGAAACAAACGGGCAGAAGGCTCAGTTCGCTATCAAAAAGGCTGCTGTCCCAGCGGCTGCTGCACTTGTTGGTTTGGGCGCTGCACTTTTTGACGCCACCAAGGGCGCTATTGAAGATGACGCTGCACAAAAGAAACTTGCCCTCCAGTTAATGAACAGCGCTGGCGCTACTGATGCCCAGATTGCAGCAACCGAAACTTGGATATCTACACAAGGCAAAGCGCTTGGCGTCACAGATGATGACCTTCGTCCTGCCCTTGCTCGATTGGTTAGCCAAACACATGACGTCACAAAAGCCCAAGAACTTGCCTCACTTGCTATGGACATCAGCGCAGGCACTGGCAAAGACCTAGGCACAGTCACCGAAGCCTTAGCGAAAGCGGCTGGCGGCTCCACAACAGCCCTAGCCAAACTGTCACCAGAACTCAAGCAAATGGCAAAAGACGGCGCAAGCGCAGACGAAATGATGGCTGCCCTATCTGGAACTTTTATGGATCAGGCAACAGTTGCTGCCGACAGTGCCCAAGGACAATTCAAGCGTCTTGGCATTGCCCTATCAGAAACCAAAGAGTCAATCGGCGCTGCACTTATTCCAGCCGTTGAAGCCATGCTTCCCTTGCTTACTTCGTTTGGTAACTGGGCACAAGAACACCCTGAAATCTTGCTGGCTATCGGCGCTGCCATTGCCACTATCGCTGCAGCCATTGTTGCTGTAAACATTGCCATGGCTCTCAACCCATTTAGCCTCATAGCAATTGCAGTGGTTGGTTTAGGTGCTTTGCTTGTAACGGCCTACAAGAAGTTCACACCGTTCAAAACTGTTGTGGATTCAATCTTTGGCGCTATGGAGTTTTGGATTGGCGAAGTAGTCATTCCATTGTTCAATACTTTGCTTTCAACTGTGAAGGCCGTCTTTAACGGCATCGCTCGAATCTGGAACAGTACTGTTGGCAAGTTGTCATTTAAGATTCCTGATTGGGTTCCGGGTATCGGCGGAAATGGTTTTTCAATGCCAGACATTCCAATGCTTGCCAATGGTGGAATTGTGACCAGCCCAACACTCGCTTTGATTGGTGAGGCTGGCCCTGAGGCCGTCATCCCTCTTTCGCAAATGGGCAACATGGGTGGCGGCATGAACATCACAGTCAACGCTGGTCTTGTTTCAACGCCAGACCAAATCGGTCAGCAAATCATTGAAGCAATTCAACGCGCACAGCGCCGTAGTGGAACGGTCTTTGCAGCAGCATGAGTACCCCAACTATGCAGGTCATGGTGGGCTTTCAAAGCACCACAGGCTTCGGTAACCCATTTCTTTTAAATGATGCCTTCTACGGCGTTCTGGACACGGCTGGACGAGGAACCCTTGGTGGTGTCACCATGGTTGATTTGACCTATTTAGTTGAATCCGTCAATATTACCCGTGGACGCTCACGCCAGTTAGATCAGTTCAATGCAGGCACAGCAACCATTGCGTTTGACAATGCCAGCCAAATCTTGAACCCAAGCAACACGTCAAGTCCTTACTACCCGTTTGTGTTGCCTCGATGCCCAGTGCAAATTCTTGCCAACGGCATTCCCATCTACACGGGTCTTGTGACCGACTGGAACCTTGACTATGACATCAGCAATCAGGACATCATGTATGCCTCGTGTTCTGATCAGTTCACAGTGCTTGCGAACCAAGCCTTAAACGCTGTCACGCCATCTGCTGAACTTTCAGGCGCTCGAATCAACGCAGTTTTGAGCCTGCCCGAAATTAACTACCAAGGCGCTCGCGCTATTGACACTGGTTCATCAACTCTTGGTGCATACGCAATTGCCCAAGACACCAACGTGCTTAATTATCTGCAACTGGTAAACACCAGCGAGCAGGGCTATCTCTTTATGAGCGCCAATGGCACCCTGACCTTCAAGGGTAGGTCTAGTGTTCTTAACCCAGTCGCTGGGGCTACTTTTAACACTGACGGGACAGGCTTGCCATACCAGACACTTGTAAACCAATACGGCGATGAGTTGCTTTACAACTACATTGTGACCCAATCGCCAGCAGGGGCTAAACAAACCACCAGCAACGCCACCAGCATCGCTTTGTATCAAGCACAGCAGTATGCACTGCTCGATTTACTTAACAGCACAACCACCGAAGTTGCTGGTCTTGGCAACTATCTTCTTGGCAAATACCAAAACCCAGTTCTTCGCTTTACGGGACTATCTACCCAGATGGCTGCTCTTTCAACGGCTAACCAAAACATTATTCTTGGCCTTGACATGACCAGCATTTGCACAGTGGTTAAAAACTTTGTAGTGGGCACCCCAGCCACTGAGACACAGACCCTGATTGTGTC